GACACTGTATTACGGCTATGGCGACAACGGCCAGGGCGTTGCCACATCAGTGGTATCCATTGCTGGCGAGGGTGCTTACGCCACGCTGAGCACTGCTCAAACCATTGCTGGCAACAAAACCTTCACCGGCACTGTCACATTGACAGGTGCCACGGTGGCTCTACGTAGCAGTCAAATCACCGAGAGTGGCAGTCTGTTCTATACAGATGCGCGTTCTCGGGCTGCTATTTCTGGAAATGCAAGCACTGGCCTGAATTACAACAGCAGCACTGGCGTTGCACTGTTGTCTGGCATTCCCAATGCATCGCTTGCCAATTCGTCTATCACCATCAATGGCAACAGCGTATCTCTGGGTGGTACTACTACCATTGCTTCTGCTTTTACTGTCAGCGATGGCAGTGCTTCGACGACAATTAGCGGCGGCACTGTTACGCTGCAAGGCACTAACAACGAACTAACTGTTAGCAACAGTAACGGTACGTTTACATTTGGCCTGCCTGACAATGTAACAATTGCAAGCGGCTTAACCGTTGGCGGAGATCTCACCGTCAATGGTACTGTTACAACAATCAACAGCACCACGGTTACTGTTGACGATAAAAATCTTGAGCTTGGCTCAACAGCATCTCCGACAGATAACACTGCAGATGGTGGAGGCTTAACGCTTAAAGGGGCGACGGATAAAACTATTACATGGCTGAATGCCACTGGCTCCTGGACATTTAATCAGTCGATCAATATTGCGAGCGGTGGATTAAAAATTGGCGGCACTGAAGTGATTAGCTCTGCTCGCGTGCTGAGCAATGTCACGCTAAGCGGCATCACGATTGATGGAGGAGAGTTCTGATGGGACAAATTCGCACGAATAACGAGCAGTTTGAAACCGGCATTCTTGCCGACCATCGCGGAAAACTGCTTTCTGTTGGACCTGATAGCGGCACCGTAGATGCATTTGGAAGGGCTCGCGTTAGCGAGCCCCTCACTTTATTTGATTCCACTCTTCGTTATGACAAGCGAAGCGACGTATGGAATGAAACCATCAGTGGCGGTGCGTCATCAACGCACAATATTAATCAAAGCTCCGTCTATATGACAGTGGCTACTGCCTCTGGAGATAGCGTGCTTCGGCGCACCAGAAAACGCTTTCCATATCAACCCGGCAAATCTTTACTGTCCATTCAAAGCTTTGGCGGCGCTCCACTAGCTAGTGGTTTGATTCAAGAAGTAGGTTTGTTTGATGACAACAATGGAGTGATGCTACGCGCTAGTGGCACCACTGTTCAGTTGGTTGTTAGAGGAAAGTATTCCGGTACTGTCACTGAAAACGTAGTCAATCAAGACCAATGGAATCTTGACAGGGCTGCGTGGCTTGATTTTTCAAAGGCCAACATCTTTGTTACTGATTTGGAATGGCTTGGCGCTGGTCGCGTTAGGTGTGGATTTATTCTTGATGGCGAATATTACTATTGCCATGAATTTTTGCATGCCAATAATATCAGCAGCGTATATATGACTTCGGCAGTGCTGCCGCAGTCCTATCGCATTGCAAATCAAAGCGCCACTGCTAGCGGCGCAACGATGAAGCATATTTGTAGCACTGTTGCAAGTGAAGGCGGTTATCAGCCTTATGGAGAGGTTTACACAATTGCCCCCTCCATTGGTGCCATTGTTAATACGAGTGGTGAACGAATTGTTGCTGGGATCAGGATGGCAAGTGGTCGCACTGATAACGTGATCATTCCAGCAAAGGTTGATCTGGTGACAGAAGATAACACAACCATTAAATGGCGTTTGCGTCGCAACCCAGTCACTTCAGGCGTCACTTGGGCAGCAAGTGAAAATGGCCGTGGCAATGTAGAGACCACCTCGTCCGGTTCTTTCGTATCTGGCGGCACGATTGTCAACGCCGGTCTTTATTTCAGCGCTGGATCGGTTGAAATTGATGTGCAAGATGGCTTAAGTTTGTCTCTGGGTGTAGATGCCAATGGCGTAAGTGATGAACTGTTTCTCACAGTTGCAAGCTCTGGCAATGCCAAAGCCGCTGGCATGTTGGGATGGATTGAGACGCTGTAGCAGTTAGGCTACGTTCATCCTTTGAGGCTTCCCCATGGAGCCCGTTAGTCGAGACGAAGTGCAGGAGATGATTGATGCCGCCATTAGGCGGCACAATCGCAATGCAGGTATCATTTCAATGGCGGTGGGCTGGGCAGTGCTTGCCTTTTATGCTGATGGTCTATTTCGCATGGTTCGCTAATGACCTCCCGCGACTGGCGCACCCAGCACATTGATCACATTGCCGAAAGCCTTCACGAATTCATCACGGACGGTGGTGCAGATGCTGCGCACGAGGCACTGTGCGACGCCATAATGACGTGGATTGACTACCACCAGAAAGAACTAAACGAATGGCGCTATTTGGCGGCACGTCTAAACCTTCCATTACCAAGCGGCTCTTCAACCTATTCAGAAGCGAGCAGCAGCAAAAGCAACTAGAGGAGCTGCGGCAAAGCGTTCACGAGCGCACAAAGAAAATTGCGCAGGAAGACTACGAATGGTGGAACGCTCTGCCTTATGAAGAAAAGCTAAGGGCTTTTCGTAGCGTATGCCGTCGCATTCAACAAGGTGACGTGGTGGAACGCGGATCGTATCGTCACGTCCTATATGAAGTGTTTGGTTTCGATGCTGATGCCTATGTAGATGGGATGGACTGCGGCTACATGGACATTCACAACCTCATCGCTCGGGCGTTTGAGGAGGCTCCCCGTCCAGGGTCCATGTGATTCTCATTTCACCGCCCAGAGCCTTTACTGCATCGCTCGCATCCACCGGCGGCGGGTGCTCAATCATTACTGATGGAACAATTGCATTTGGAAGCGGCGTTATTTTTGCCCGTGGGAATAGCTCCTGTGCTTTATCAGCTAACTTATCAGCTACATCATGTCGATGTTCGGCTTCCCATTGCTGAACTAATTCTTTCGCTTGCTTATCTACTTTCTGGAGGGTGAGAGAAGTTTTCCAGGCGGCCCAATCTGGACGACACCATTCCAGAAGGCGTTTCATCAATGGATGAAAAGCCAGAGAAGGCCTCTTCCTGATGAGGAAGAGGCCCAGCTCGTAACACAATGCGTTGAAGATGGCTTGATTAGTCATTTGCTATTCGCAAATAGCGAATGCTATCCCTCTTGGTAAACGCTAATAAAGATGGACCCTGTTTTGAGCAGCGGCATCACATAGTCACGCAGATGAGCATTGTGCATGCGCACGCAGCCATGAGTGGCCAGAAGGGGCTGCATCGGCGCCCAAGCACCGGGCCAGCCATTGCCGCTGCCGCCACCGTGCAGCATGATCCCCGCCCGCCCAACGCCAGCTTCCTGGCCCTCTAGATCAATCATGTCGAGGCTGTACCAGCCATAGGCCATGAGCGTGCGGTCATATGCAGGCTTATCCCCATTGATCTCATAATCACGGTAGACAGTGCCCACTTTGTAGAGGCCAGGCGGAGTGTCAGTGTTGCGAAGTTTCCATTCGTAATCACTACCCTGTCCACGTGCCAAGGCAGGAAGCTCCCAAAGGAGCTTCCCTTGACTGTCAAAGCATTTAGCGGTTTCCACGGCGTCATTCACGATGATGTGGTGATCACCGCTTTTGAAACCAAAATCTTTTGGCGATTTCTTGGGGCCAATCATGGGAACAATGCGCGACGATTCGGGAGCATACTCCTTCATCAATCGCGATAATTTAGCAGGGTAATCTGGGTCAGTAGCATACGCCTGCTCTTTAAGCATGCGAGCTGCCGCATATCGATTGGGGGCATGATTGACGCCCTTGAACTGGCGATAGTCTTTATACCATCGCGTTACAAGGTATTCAATGCATGCGGCAAGACTGGGGAAATCAATGAAGCCCGCTTTGATTGTCACCCATTGTCCGTCATACCATTCTTGAGTGGTTGTGGTGGTGCCACTTCCTTTCAAGCCAAGGTAGTTATGGGTGCCAGAAACATGGCGTCCAAATCCACTTTCAAGGCAGCATTGTGCTGCCACGAGTTCAGGATAACGAGCGCCACATTTACGAGCAATCTGGAAACAATCATCCCAGAAAGCTCGATTGGTGGGCCACATGGCGTCAGTCCTTTACGCGGAAGATGGCTTTCATCGCAGTGAGAACAAGTTGAATGAGGTTGTTCTCTTTATAGGGGGTACGTTCGATAATTTGATCAGCAGCAGCGACGATAATGCCACCAATCACGAACCATTCAACGCCGGTCATGGGGATCTCCTATGAGGTTTACTATCAGCTTAGCGCCGAATCTCCAAACTCCTCACTCGCGCTTCTAGCTGTTGCACGTTTGCCGTGAGCGTATCGAGATTCTTTGTAATCGCTTCTACTTGCGTAGTAATGCGAATTTGCTGTTGCCCCACGGCAATCATCATGCCACCAGATGCCAATAGCATCCCTGCAGTGACCGTGGCCACAAAGTTAGCCAGTCCTTCCTTCACAGCTCGCTTTGCAGCATTTTTCTAAAGTATAACACTGTCTCACCGTTCATATTTAGAAGGTAGATTAGGGACAGCCAATTGAAGATAGGCGTCATGTTTGTGGCGTTTGAGCCTGATGATTACATCACTGGACTCATTGAATTGCGCAAGTCGGATGCCACACGACGTTTTAGGAAATCTATCTTTGATGACTATCCCCTGCGTGGGCCGCTGAATCAATCGGCGTGTGCTTATTGCGGGCGATGGAATGAGAAATTAACCATCGACCACATTGTTCCAAAGAGCAAAGGCGGGCCACATTTTGCTCGGTGGAACATGGTGCCAGCATGCAAGCGCTGCAACCTGGCAAAGACTGATCTGCCAGTGTTTGAATGGTGGCGCCCCACTGGCCAATGGAGCCAGCAGCGTGAGGAGATTTTGATGGCATGGACCTACGCCAACAGCTTCATCGATGCGCACACTGATTCTGCTGAATACTGGCGGTTCCTGGCCGAGAAGCGGGTGGTGCAACAGGAGGTATCGCGTCGCATGAAAAAAGGGCCATTTCGTGGCCCTTTTTCTTTAGCCGATTTGGGAAGTGTTGGCTGGGCTGCTGCTTAGCCGTAGCAATTGTATTTTCCGCTCTTCAACGAGATGAGCGGAGCTTACGCATGAGACGAGGCCAAGCTCGGGATAGGAGATTTCGTAAACATCCTGATTGTGTGCGTCCACGTAAAAGCGCACCTGCGCATCATTGATTGATGTCATTGATGGCAGCCAGGGCTTTGTCCATGTTGACGAGTTGCTTTTCGGGCCACTCACGAGCGTAAGTGATCGCCTTTTTCAGGTCGCGGATGAGGGGCTCAGCGCCGCAGTCTTCTCCATCGTCACAGAGATACTCATCAACGCTGTCAAGGAGCCGCTCATAGCGGCTCTGTGACCATTGTTTGCGCCAGTCGTCATCAAAGTTCGGAGGGGTGCCTTCAATCGTCATTGGAAGTGCGTGGGTAGCGGCGGTCGAGGCGGACGGCATCATCGATGAGATCGTCGGCGACAGCCATGATCGCATCCAGTTTATTAAGGCGGTCCAGATACCAGGCGGCTTTTTTAAGGCTGTCTTTCCCTTTGTGTCGTTCTCGCCACACGTATTTAGCGACGTTGCCTTTAAGGAAGCCGCGAAACTCTTCGACAGTGAGCTGGGCTTCAATCGCTTCAATGCATTCAATGCCCGTACCACTTGTGTAGTGCGGCGGGTGGTTCACCATGAGGTCAGAAAGTTTGTCCATTAGCCTTAAAAGCTGCAAAGGATTCGGCCACGATAGGCTCCGCAAGCTCGGCCATACAGTCTGCATAGGCACGGATTTCCCATTGCGAATCTGCTGGCTGACGCAGGCTCAGGAAATGCAGCAGGGCCTGGAGGCTGCATGTCCAGACAAACGATGTGTAGTGGCATGTCGGCAGGATGCCACGAGCCTGCTCCTTACTCACACCCACTGCGAGCAGCGTTGAATAGGCTTCTTTGACGGCCTGCAGGGCCTCTGCGTATTTCAGTTCGGCCACGCGAGCGCTGCCCTCATCGAGCGGGCCAGCAGAAGCCTGCTTGTTGCTTTCGCTTTGCTTCCTGAATTCCGATGGGAAATAAAATTCTTCGCTGTCAGCAGCGCAATAGCGGAAACTTTTCTCGTTCCAGCCCAGTTGATCGTTGGCATAGGTGCCACCAATTACATGCTTCCACCATTGCCGCGCCACAAACAGTGGCGCTTTCACTTGCCACTTGAAGACAACGCCCCGAAACGGGCTGGTGTGGCGATGGGCGACAAGGTAATTGAGAAGCTTCTTCTCCCTTGGGCCGAAATCTGGCGTTTCAAGGTCAAAGCTCTGCCTGGCATCACAAACGATGTCAATGTCACTTCCCATCCAATCGAGAAGCCGAACAGAGCTAATGCCGTCACCGAGGGGATCATGCACCTTAAAGGTTTCAGAAGAGAGGGCGATCATTGTTCGTGGCGGAGTCGCGAAAGAGCTGTGTAACCAATGCGGGAAGGATGGTGCTTACATTCATCCCAAACCACCTGTGCTCGTGGGACGGAACGCCCCAATGAGTCTTGCTTGGTTTCAAGAGCCAATATTTGTCCCTTGAATCCTGAATCAATCCATCCATCTGCAGTGAGTGATAAAAGGACCACTCTCTGCCCGGCGGCGAATTGTTCATGGTGAGAAGCCTTCATCGAACGACGGAAAGGCACCCTGGGCAAAACCGTAATTTTTTGTTCGGCAGTTTCGCCAGATTCCACGGTGCAAACAAATGTCTTCCGCCTATCGCGCAGGGTTACGCTAGAGGAAAACGAAAGAGCCATGCAGTACAGCTTGCCTGTGATCTTGGATTACGATGGGAGGAAAAGAATTGCAACCATGGGACCATTTGAGCGAAGCATGGAACGCGAGTTCTCGCTGGCTGTCAATAAGAAAGCCATTGATGAATGCAGCGATCTGCAACAGCTCAAGGAAGTGGCGACTAACTTGCTCATCGGTTGGAGCAATATGCAGGGCGCCATAGGCGAACTGATCAAAGAAAACATGAACCTGCGGCATGCCATCGGCTTGCGCGAGGCTGATTTACAGGCTGCAGAGGAGCTGATGAATCAAGCAGCGAGCATCATTGAGAAGCAAGCTGCTGATCGAGCCAGCAAGCCTTCCCGATCTTCTCAATCCAAATGGCGTCTGTGGCCGTGGTAGACGTGAGCAAATAAACCTTCCAGCCAGAGATCATGGCCAGGTTGTATTTGCGAGCATCACGGTCATAGCCTGAGCCTGACACATGGCGACCTCGCATGTAGGTGCCGCCTTGGATTTCAATGAGAGAGCGAGAGCCTGGCAAGGCGAAATCAGCTCTGTAGCGTTTTGATCGCTTGCTTTTGGCGTAGCGCTCTTGAAAATCTTCCTCCCACATCGGCACATCACTGAACTCACGGACAAGTTCTAGCTGTGGCCAATGAAGCTTCCACTCAGCGTGGAATTTATCTTCAAGAGCGCTCACAAGATCATACTTTCGCAGCAGTTACGCTAGCGCCTTGATCTTGATACTTCCCCTCGTAAGGCTTTGCCACTTCACCACAGCGGAATAACACCACTTGCGCAATGCCTTCATTGGCATATACGCGGATGTATTTCGACGTGGGATTGATGAGGCTCATCGTGAGATGACCGCACCAGCCAGGTTCGATGGGGGTGATGTTGGCGATTAAGCCGGCGCGTGCGTAGGTGGATTTGCCCCAGCACAGGCCCATCACATCGTTAGGCATGGAGAAGCGC